GATGCACCGCTCTTGGCCATGTCTTTCAGTGCTTTACCTGCCTTTTGTGCAGCTCCGCTTTGTCCGCTTACTCCGGAACCATATGTAGAACCCATGCTCCGGCCCTGACCACTCAGGCTTCCTCCGGATGCGCCGCTCTTGGCAGATTCCTTGACCTTGCTTCCTGCGGTCTTCGCACCGCCTGCCTGTCCGGACAGCCCCTGATTGAAGCTCTGACCGGCTTTCTTTCCGTCTGCCTTTGTCTGTCCCGGGGTCTTCCCTGTTTCACCTTTGACCGCATTCGTCAGCTGCTTTGCAGCTTGCTGTGCTGTTACAGTGCCTTCCCGCATGCCCTGCGCGAGGTTATCAGATGTTTTCTTTCCATCTCCTACAGCGCGGTTCGCAGCGTTGTCAAACTTGATCAGCGCTTCCAGTTCTGATACCGTCGTCGGTATCACATACTTGCCGGAATTGATTCCGTCTTTGACAGACTGCGGGATCTGGATTCCTGCCGCTTTCGCATCCGCCGTAAGCTGTTTCCATGCTCCAGAGTTTTTGGCTGCCTGGTTCTGCCACTTTGTGGCATCTATCAGAGCCGTGGACATCGAATCGTTGTAATCGTCTAATGCTCTTTCGGATTCTCTCATCTGATCCTGCAGAGTTTTTGCTGTCTGCTTTTCAGAATCACTCAGGTTGTTCCATCTCTCCTTGAGCTGGTTGTAATTCCTCTGCTCGTCAGACGCCTTCATCTGCTGTTTGACGTACTCTTCGAGCGCCGCCTTCGCATTCTTCTGATAGGCGGCCGCCATAGCTTCTTCTTTCTGCGCCTGAATCTTGTCCCTGATAGCCTGTGTCGTCTGATTCAGCTTGTCTTTTTCTGCGTCATATGTGAGGTTCAAATCTTTGACGGAACCGTTTAGCTTGTCCACATACGCCTGCATGAGTTCCTTCTGCGCGTTCGTCTTATCTTCCACGCCAGCCAGTTCATTCAGTTTCTGCAGATAGAAGTCCGATTCCTTGGCTTCGCCTTTGATCGCGTCGATCTCTTCCTGGCGTGCTTTCGCATGTTCCTGCACTTTCAGCGTCGCTTCATGTGTCGATTTGTAGGTATCTACCATGGCTTTCGCGATCAATGCTGCGCCTGCAGCTGCTGCCACCCATGGAACTGCCTTCTGTGCAGCCCCCAGGAGCTTCGTCGCTACTGTTGCCTCTCCTTCAACTACCGTCATCGCCGCGATCGCACCCTTGGCCGATGCTATTGCCTTAACGCTGCCGCTGAATGCTTTCGCCATACCGCCCGTTGCCAGAAGGAGCGGACCTGCCGCCCCCGCCATCAGTCCAATCTTGACCGCTGCGTCTTTTCCTCCGGCAGACAGGTTGTTGAACCAGTTCGTCAGGTTCTGTGCCGCCTTTACTGCTTTCTTGGCCATCGGCACGAGCGTATCTCCTACGGATATGGCCAGTTCCTGCATCTGTGACTTCAGGATCGTGACCTGACCGCCCAGGTTGTCCTGCATCGTTTCTGCCATCTTCAGCGCTGCGCCATCCGAATTGTCGATGGCATCGGCCAGCTTATTGAAGTCTGAATCGCTGGCATTTATGATCGACAGGAATCCGGACATTGCGTTCTTTCCTGCGATGGTGGATGCGATCTGTGTCTTCTCGGTCTCCGTCAGGTTCGCCATGCCTTTGCGCAGATCCACCATGACGTCCCGGAACGGTCTTGCTGATCCGTCTGCGTTCGTCATCTCCACGCCAATCGACTTCATGGCTGCGCTGACCTGCTTAGTCGGTGCTGCCATCCTTGAGATCGTAGACCTGAGCGCTGTACCTGCCTGGGAACCTTTGATTCCAGCATTGGCCATGAGCCCTGTTGCCAGAGCCACATCTTCCATGCTGTATCCCATGGATCCGGCTACCGCTGCCGCATATTTGAATGTCTCGCCCATCATGGAGACGTTCGTGTTCGCGTTGGATGATGCAGCCGCCATGACGTCTGCCATGCGTCCTGCATCTTTCGCGGAGTAACCGAGCGCTGTCAGTCCGTCCGTGACGATGTCTGACGTCGTCGCAAGGTCTTCTCCGGATGCCGCCGCAAGGTTCATGATGCCGTCGATGCCGGAGAGCATGTCCTTCGTCTTCCAGCCGGCCATTGCCATGTAGTTCATTGCTTCAGCCGCTTCAGACGCGCTAAACTTTGTTTTTGCGCCCATCTCCCGGGCCTTGTCTCTCAGCAGGTCGAACTCTCCGCCTGTTGCCCCGGATACGGCCTGTACTTTCGACATGGAAGAGTCGAACTCTGCTGTCGTCCTGACGGCCATACCGCCCAGCAGACCCGTAGCGATGCTCAGCCCGCGCAGTGAATTACCTGCTGCAGTGGCCTTCTGGCCGTACTGTTCCATCCTCGCCGCTGCGACACCTATTCTGGAGCTTTGTACAGCAAAACGCGCCTGCTCAGCTGCAAGCTCTTTCAGGCGCGCTTCCGTTTGTGTTATTTCTCTTTGCAGTCTTCTGAACCCGGCCGAGTTCTTTTCTGTTGCTCCGGACTGTGATGCTCTCTGCAGCGCTGCGCGCAGTTCCTTGAGGTTCCCTTCGGTCTCTTCCACGCTGGCACTCAGCAGCTCCATTTTCTGCCGAATGAGCGCAGTATTCCCCGGATTCATCTTCAGCAGCTGGCTCACCCTCTTCAGTTCGCCCTGCATCTGATTTATCGGCCTGTTCAGCTTTGTCAGTTCCTTTGACAGCTTCGAAGTGTCGCCTCCGATTTCGACTGTCAAACCCTTGATGTTCCCTGCCATTTTGTATCCCTTTAGAGCCGATCTATATCCGCCTTCGTGGCGATGATCGGATACTCATAATCGTCGTTCTGTCGTTCGATAAACATATCGTTTATCATTCCAATTGAGAGAAGTTCCAAGTCAGAAATAGCAATACCCAGCTGCACACACCGCAGCATGAACAGCGGGGTATTCATCTCTCGCGCTATTTCTCTGATTCTTTTTTTGGCTTTGCCGTTTCCTTCTTCTCCGCATTCCAGAGCTCTATCACATCATCTATCATGTTGTAGATGGTGTTCGGGTCTTCAAAGGATCCCAGCCACTCGATGATATCGTCCGGTATGCCGTTCGGATCTGCGTGCTTCGCCATGGCATATGCCACATTCTCAAAAACAGCCATGGACTCTGCTTCCAGCTCGTCCGGATCTTCAATGGTCGCAAGCAGATTGATGTCTCTGAAGATATCCCTGTTGAACCACAGTCTGTAGATCCTCGGCAGAGCCCCGGATGTTTTCAGTTTGATTTCTTTCTCGCCGATTTTAACTGTCTTTTCCATTCCGTAGCCTCCTTATACTGTTGCAGTTGTCGCGTAAGTGTAGACGGACTCGTACCATGCATTCAGGATGTTCGCGCTGGTTTCGTCAGTTGACTTCGCTCTGACTCTTCCGTCGGCTCCCGGTGCACATGAGATCGTGATCGTGTCTGTCTTCGGTTCTACGGTGTCTTCCTTGGTCTCCGCTTCAACCTTCGGTCTTGACGCGGTGCAGTTGTAGAACCAGAACTTGATCACGCCATCGTCTGTATCGACATCGAAGCCGAATGCGAATTCTACTGGATTTGCGTCAGCATCTTCCCACAGAACATGGTTCGCGTCTTCCGTTTCTCCCAGGACTGCTTTTCTGAATGCATCCGGGATCAGCGCAAACTCTACGTCACCTTCATATCCGCCGTTTCCGCCGGAGATGTAGTACTTGATGCCATCCGCATAGAACGGAGTCAGTTCGCCCTGCGGTTCCAGGGATGCGCTGACCGCACCCGGAATGGCTACCGGTGTGTCCCATCCGCTCTGTGTCTTTGGCGCATAGTGTGCGTTCTTGATGTTAAACTTGACTTTTGCTGCCATATTTATACCTCCACTTCGTAGACGATGCGGGTACATGCCTCATCGTCTTCCTCAAATTCTTCTTTTTGCCAAAAAGTGAAACCGAGCGCTGCTTCCACCAGCGCTTCAGTATCCGGGTCCTTATGCTTTGTGAACAGCTGCACCTGATAGTGATCTATCTTCTGGTGTACCAGCCCGTCTGCTGCGAAGTTGTTGCTCCTGTCGAAGAAATACACCAGGAACGGCATCTCAGGAGCTTCACTTGCATCGAATGCCCTGTATGCGACCGGCAGATCCGTGGTCTGCAGCTGCTCGTACAGTTCTTTTTCTGTCATGACAGTTCCCTCCTGATATCTTCTTCCAGCTTCTTGTTCGCAGCCTGCTCCGCTCTTCCGATATGCGGGCGCGCTCCTCCGGTTCCGAGTACCTTGCCGTGTGCGATCATGACGTGGCCGTGTTCCAGCAGATGCGGAAGCCCCGGCTTCGCCTTGTTGTACATAGTGATCTTCAGCCCGCGGGAGCTCTTCCAGGTCTGCTTTGTCGCCCAACCGGCTTTATACTCTCCGGAGTCTGCCGGCG